ACCTAGTGCGGAGCTAAGTCCAGAAGAAAAAGAAAAAGTTAGATCAGAACAAGCTGCAGTAGAGAGAAAAAGAAGAGGAAGAAAATCAACAATTTTAACAGGACCTTTAGGTATTGAAGAAGAAGCGGAAATACAAAAGAAAACTTTATTAGGAGAATAGTATGGGAGGAGTAATTAGAAGATCACCACCACCACCACAACCAGCTCCCACACCTATGCCTTCACCTACACAAGCAGAAGTTTCTCAAAGTGAAACAACAAATATGGATGGTGGATCATCATATGGGATTAGTGTGAGAAGAAAAGGTAGATCGGCAACTATTATCACAGGACCTAAAGGTATTCAAAATGAAAATGTAACTTTGGGTAAACCAAGTTTATTAGGACAGTAATGGCACAAACAGATTTAACAAAAAATTTAAAAAGAAGATTTGATAAACTAAAAGCAAATCGACAAAACTGGGAAACGCACTGGCAAGAGGTTGCTGATTATATGTTACCTAGAAAAGCCGATGTAACTAAAACAAGATCAAAAGGTGATAAACGAACAGAATTAATTTTTGATAGTTCACCTTTACAATCTGTGGATTTACTTGCAGCATCACTTCATGGGATGTTGACCAATCCCTCTACTCCTTGGTTTACTTTACGTTATAAAGATGCAGATATTGAAAACGATGATGAGGCAAAACTTTGGTTGGAGGAAGCAACGGAGCAAATGTATGTTGCCTTTAATAGATCTAATTTTCAACAAGAAATATTTGAACTCTATCACGACTTAATTACCTTTGGCACAGCTTGTATGTTTGTACAAGATGATGATGAAGATGTTTTGAATTTTTCCACCAGACATATTAACGAAATATATGTAGCAGAAAATGATAAAGGCAGAGTCGATACAGTTTACAGATTATTTAAAATGTCAGTAAGAGCTGCGTTTCAACAGTTTGGTGAAACCATATCAGTTGACACAAAAGGATTAATGACAAAAGATCCTTATGAAGAAATAAGTATTCTTCATGCAGTATACCCTAGAAATGATTTTAATCCAAAAAAACAAGATAAAAAAAATATGCCTTTTGAATCTGTTTACATGGAATATAAAAATTTAAACGAATTATCGGTAGCAGGTTTTAAAGAGTTTCCGTTTGTTGTTCCAAGATATTTAAAAGCTTCCCATGAAATTTATGGAAGATCTCCTGCAATGACAGCTTTACCGGATGTAAAGATGTTAAATGAAATGTCTAAAACAACTATAAAAGCTGCGCAGAAACAAGTTGATCCCCCTTTACTTGTTCCTGACGATGGTTTTTTACTTCCAGTTAGAACTGTTCCTGGTGGTCTAAACTTTTACAGATCAGGCACTAGAGATAGAATAGAGCCACTTAATATTGGAGCAAACAATCCTTTGGGATTAAATATGGAAGAGCAAAGAAGAAACTCAATTAGAAATGTTTTTTATGTCAATCAGCTGATGATGCAACAAGGTCCACAAATGACAGCAACAGAAGTCATACAAAGAAACGAAGAAAAGATGAGACTTCTAGGACCGGTGTTAGGTAGATTACAATCTGAATTACTAAAACCTTTAATTGATAGATCTTTTGCAATCATGGTCAGAAAAAATGTATTTTCACCAGCTCCTGAAATTATATCAGGAAGAGATGTAGAAATAGAATATGTTTCGCCATTAGCTAAAGCACAAAAATCCACAGAGTTGCAATCCATTATTAGAGGTATTGAAATTATGGGACAACTTGCTAATGTTGCGCCTGTGTTTGATTATATAAATTTTGATAATCTTGTGAAACATCTAACAAACATTATAGGTATTCCACAAAAAGTATTAAAAACAAATTCTGAAGTCTTAGCGGAAAGAGAAGTAAAACAATCACAAGAACAACAAATGCAAGAGATGCAACAACTACAACAAGTTGCTAAAGCAGGAGGAAATATAGCTCCACTTGCAAAAGCACTACCCGATGAAGCACAAGCAATAGCTGAAGGTGTTGGAGAACAAATAACTGAATAAATATGAGTTCTGAAAAAGAATTTGAAAAAAAGATTAATAATCTAAAAATAAAGTACAAAGTAATTTTTGAATCTGATGAAGGACAAGAAGTCATTTCAGATCTTGAAAAAAGATGTCACTATCATTCTACGACCAATGTTAAGGGAGATAGCCATGAGAGTGCATATATGGAAGGACAACGCAGCGTTCTTCTATTTATAAAACAAATGCTGCAAAAGGAAAATAAAAATGTCAAATGAACAGATAACGGAGAGTAATACTCCGCCTGTAGAAACAACAACAGAAACACAAGCTCCTACAGAAACAAAACCTGAAACACCCATTTCATCAACAACACAAGAGACACAACAGACTGCACAATCATGGAAGGATGTTATTTCTGAAGAATACAGAAACGATCCTAATATTTCTAAGTTTACAGAAATAGATGCTTTGGCAAAAAGTTACATCAACGCAACCAAAATGATTGGTCAAGATAAAATGATTGTGCCTAATAAAAATTTTACTGATGATCAATGGCAAGATGCTTACAACAAAATGGGAAGACCTGAGTCTGCAGATAAATATAGTTTAAAAATAGATTCACAGGCTATCCAGGTAGACGAGACAGCGATAAAACAGTTTGCTGAAAATGCTCATAAGCTTGGATTAAACAATCAACAAGCTCAAGGTATTCTTGAATTTTACAAATCAAACATTGAAACAGATGCGCAACAATCTAAAGTTGATACAGAAACTGCTCAAGTACAAGCTGAACAAGAGCTTAGAAAAGAGTGGGGTAGAGATTTTGAATCTAAAGTTCAAGCAGCAGGAGCTGTTGCTAAAGCAAACATAGGTGAAGAAATATTAGATCTTGAATTGAGAGATGGAACAAGAATAGGTGATCATCCTGCAATTATAAAAGGATTTGATAAGATTGCTAACATGATATCTGAGGATACTATAGTTCAACCTGATACTAATGCTCAAGATACTGCTTTTGATATTGAAGAAGAAATATCATCTATAACTAATAATACTGATGGACCATACTGGAACGCATCACATCCAGAACACAATAAAATGGTACAAAGAGTTTATACATTAAGGGAAATGTTAAATAATGCAAAACCTGAATGATAAAGAAATTAGATTAGAAATCCTCAGAATTGTAAAAGAAACCGGTTCTGAGGATCAAAAAAAAGATCCCTTGCCAATTGCAAAAAAATATTATAAATGGATTAATAGTAGGACAATCCGAAAGGACCTTGCTGACAAGAAGGATTAGACTTCTAGTCTAAAAGACTTTAAATCCAAGAGAAGCCTGTCAGTCGACAGATAACATATCTGATAAATTTAATTAAACTTATATGAGGAGACAAATATGTCATCACAAGTAACAACAGCTTTTGTACAGCAGTATTCTGCAAACGTACAATTGCTATCTCAACAAATGGGATCGTTATTAAGAGACAAAGTTCGTCTTGAAAGTGTCGTTGGAAAAAATGCTTTCTTCGACCAAGTAGGTTCTGTAACTGCAGTTCAAAAAACTAGCAGACATTCAGACACCCCACAAATTGATACACCCCATGCGAGACGTAGGGTATCACTTTCGGATTATGAATTTGCAGATCTTATCGACAATCAAGATAAAGTTCGTATGCTTATCGATCCAACTTCATCTTATGCTCAAGCGGCAGCTTATGCTATCGGAAGAGCTATGGATGATGTGATTATATCTGCTGCACTAGGAACAGCGTTCACTGGTGAAACAGGTGCTACAAGTACATCTAATGCCAATCAAATTGTGCATGGATCTGCTGGTTTAACAATTGCTAAATTAAGAACTGCAAAACAGACTCTTGATTTAAATAGTGTTGATCCTTCAATTCCAAGATATATTATTGTAGGACCAAAACAGATCACTGATCTATTAGGGACAACTGAGGTAACTAGCTCAGATTTTAACACTGTCAAAGCGTTGGCAAATGGTGAAATCAACTCGTTTCTTGGTTTTAATTTTATTGTATCAAACAGACTATCACTATCTAGTACAACTAGATCTTGTATTGCTTATGCACAAGATGGTATTGCTCTTGCCGTTGGTAAAGACACTACTGCACGCATAGATGAAAGAAGCGACAAAAGTTATGCTACTCAAGTATACTACTGCGCAACTTTCGGAGCAACGAGAATGGAAGAAGACAAAGTAGTGGAAGTTCAATGTACAGAATCGTAATAGGAGGATAGAAATATGGGAACTAAAAATACTGATTTAGTAGCAAATTTCGAAGCTACTCCACAGGTTCAAAATAATGCTGCAGAATTACATGGTGTACTTCGTGTAGCTCAAGGAACTGTTGAACTTGCCGCTGGTGACAGTGATAATAACGATATTGTAATGTTAGCACCGATACCAAGTAATGCTTCTGTGCCTCAATTATTTATTGGGTCAGACACATTAGGTGGATCGTGTACATTCAATGTTGGAATTTATACTACTGCTGGTGCAGTCAAAGATGAAGACGTTTTCGCAACTGCGGTAGCTGATGCTGCTGCTATGGCAGACGTTAGATTTGAAGCTGCAAACATCAACACAGCAGGTCAAAAAATGTATGAATTAGCTGGAGACAGTTCAGATCCAGGTGGTTACTACTACATCGCTGCTACAATGGCAGCAGATGGTGGTACTGCTGGAACTATGTCTTGGAATATTACATACGTTGTAAATTAACCAATCGTGAGATAGGGGAGTTAATCTCCCCTATCTTTTTTTTTAAAATTATTTTATAATAAATTATGGCATCAATAGTTGACATTTGTAACGGAGCATTAAATCAGTTGGGAGCATCAACAATAATTTCTTTAACTGAAGACTCAAAAAATGCTAGACTATGCAATGCTAGATATACGCAAGTAAGAGATTCGCTTTTCAGATCACATCCTTGGAATTGTTTACAAAAAAGAGTTCAGCTCGCTGCAGACACAACTGCTCCAGCTTGGGGATTTACGTCTGCTTACACTTTACCAGCAGATTGTTTAAGACTTTTAAGAATATTAGATTATGATTCAAATCATAAAGTAGAGGGTAGAAAAATACTTACAAATAATTCATCTATGAAAATTTTATATGTTGCAAGAATTGAAGATCCTAATGAATATGATGAATCGTTAAGAGAAACATTATCGGCTGCTATTGCCTCAGATATTGCTTACGCAGTTACATCATCAAATCCAGTCGCACAGAATATGTATAATCTTTATCAAATTAAATTAAAAGACGCTAGATTTGTTGATGCAACAGAAGGTCAAAATACATCTCAAGAAGATGGTATGGCTGACGTTATAGATTCAAATGATTTTTTAAGTTCGAGGTTCTAAAATGGCTAGAGTGGCTGTTCAACTAACCGACTTTACAGCAGGTGAGTTTTCACCTAGATTGGATGGTCGTAACGACTTAGCAAAATATTCATCAGCGTGTAAAAAATTAGAAAATTTTATTGTCTATCCTCATGGCTCTGTTGTAAGAAGACCGGGAACAACATTTATTTCAGAAGTAAAAGATAGTTCAAAAAAAACAAGATTGATACCTTTTGAATTTTCTACAACACAAACTTATATGCTTGAGTTTGGAAATCAATACATCAGAATCTACAAAGACAAAGGACAAGTATTAGATAGTGGTTCTGCAGTTGAAGTCACTACACCTTATCTTGAAGCTGAATTATTTGATTTAAAATTTGCACAATCTGCAGACGTAATGTATATTACGCATCCCAATCACGAAGTAGAAAAATTATCAAGAACTTCACATACCGCTTGGACTTTATCAGATGTTGATTTTACAAAAGGTCCTATGCAAGATCTTAATACGACAGCTACAACTTTAAATCCTGGTCAATCAGCAGTAGGCACAGGAATAGCTTTAGTTGCTTCTGCAGTAACAGGTATCAATAGTGGTTCAGGTTTTCTTGCAACAGATGTTGGAAGATTTGTTTTTCTTCATGGAGGTTATGCAAAAATAACTGCTGTTGCAGATACAACAAATGCAACCATAACAATCATAACAGCATTAAGTGCAGCAAGTGCGACAGCAAACTGGAGGCTTGGTGCTTTTTCAGATACTACCGGTCATCCTTCTTGCGTTACCTTTTTTGAACAACGATTAGTTTTTGCTGGAACTACAGAACAACCTCAAGCAATATTTTTTTCTAAATCAGGTGATTATGAAAATATGGATGCAAATCTTGGAGGAACAATAACAGACAGTGATGCTATAATTTATACGATTGCATCTAATCAAGTTAATGCAATTAGATTTATGACTGCGACCAGAACATTAATTATTGGAACAGCAGGTGGTGAGTTTGCAGTGAGTGGAGGAGGAGCAGATGTTGCAATAACACCTACAAACATTTTAATTAAAAAACAATCTAATCATGGATCAGCAAATGTTGATGCAGTATCCGTGGGAAATGCAACTTTATTTCTTCAACGAGCAAAAAGAAAAATTAGAGAGCTTGCTTATAATTTTGATGTAGATGGATATCTAGCACCAGACATGACCATTCTTGCAGAACATATTACTGAAGATGGTATAACTCAAATGGCATATCAACAAGAGCCTAATCAAATTGCTTGGATGATACGAGGAGATGGAGAGCTTGTAGCTTTAACCTATCAAAGAGAACAGAAAGTTTTAGGTTGGCATAGACATATTTTTGGCGGTAGATTTGGTAGTGCTACTATTACAGTTACAGATTATGCAAACATAGCAAATGGAACAAGAATTATTTTAACAAAAGCAGATGGAACTCAAGTTACATTTACATCTTCTACAACTGATGTATCTGGTAAGTTTCATACTGAAACAAGTAATAATCAAACAGCAACAAATTTAAAAACATTAATAGATGCTGATTCTAATTTTACAGCAACAGTAAGCACTAATGTGATTACAATCAAAGAAACAACACCAATATCTACAGGATTTTTAACAATTACATCTTTAGATGATGCCACTAGATTAGCAAAGACCGATGAAGGAAAAGCTGTATGTGAAAGCGTAGCAGTCATCCCAACTGATGATACAGAGTATGAAGTCTATGTCATTGTAAAAAGAACAATTAATGGAGCAACAAAAAGGTATGTAGAAGTTTTAAACACTTTTGATTTTGATGAAACAGATAATACATCTTTTAATTTTCTAGATAGTCAATTATCTTATTCAGGATCTGCAGCGACCAGTATATCTGGTTTATCACACCTTGAGGGACAAACTGTTTCAATATTGGCTAATGGAGCGACACATCCTGACAAAACAGTGAGTTCAGGTGCGGTGTCTTTAGATCGTTCTGCAACAAATGTTAAAGTTGGTTTAGCTTATACTTCATTATTACAAACAATGAGACTAGATGCGGGATCGCAAAATGGAACATCTCAAGGTAAAACAAAAAGAGTTTACGAAATAACAGCAAGACTTTTAGAGTCTATAGGTATTGAGATTGGACCAGATCTTTCTAATCTAGAAAGAATACCTTTTAGAAGTTCTGCGGATGTTATGGATAACGGAATATCTGTGTTTACTGGTGATAAAGAAGTAGAATTTAGAGGAAACTATGATACGGATGGATTTATATTTGTAAGACAAACTCAACCTTTACCTTTGACGATTTTATCGTTATACCCAAGGTTAGTTACAAATGATGGATAATATACTACATATAGTACCATACGAGAGCAAACATAGGAGTTTAATTTTGGCAAGTCAAATGAATCACATTTTAATGGATAAAGACAAAGAATACAACATGGATGGAAGTCTATTAGAAGAAAACGAATTAGCTTTTTCAGGAATATACAATGATAAAATTATTGTTGCCGGAGGAATGAAATTGTTATGGGAGGGTGTTGCCGAAGGTTGGGTGATGGCAAATGAGGATGTTTGGAAACATCCTATAATTACAGCTAGAGCTATCAAAAAAAATTTTGAGAAAGCTGCTAAAGCAAAAAATTTAAAAAGAGTTCAAACTGCAATCAGAAGCGATTTTACAGTAGGAAAAAAATTTGCAAAGTGGCTTGGCTTGAAAGAAGAAGGTTTAATGAAAAAATATGGATTTGATGGATCAGATCAATATATGTATGCGAGGATATTTTAATGGGTAATACAATAGCAGCAATAGGTTCAATAGCAGCAGCTAAACAAGCTTCTGCTATGGGTAAATATAATCAGCAAGTACAAGAAAGAAATGCAAAAGTTTCTGAACAAGAAGCAGAAGCCATAAAGAATAAAAATGAATTTGATATTGCTAGATTTGATCAAGAATTATTACAACTTACTGGACAAACAGAAGTAAGTCTAAATAAATCTGGAGTAGAACTTTCTGGGTCAGGACTTAATGTTTTAAATTACAATACAAGACAAGGCGAAATTCAAAAAGATGTTATGAACTACAATGCTTTAGTAAGAGAATCTAGAGCTATTGAAAATGCTAATTTTGCCAGAATACAAGGAGCTATTGAAAGACAAAGAGGTCGTGCAAAAAGAAACGAAAATTTATTTAAAGCTGGTGCTTCTTTATTAAGAGCTAAAGATGCAAAGGAATTTGGCAGTGCCTAAAATACCAACATTTGATACTAAAATAAGAAGATCAGAACTTACTGAGCAAGCTCCCTCTTTAAGAACTAATATTAGAGCAACTGGTCAAGAATCTACATTTCTTCGTATTCAAGATGATTTACAAAGAGAAGTAGATTATTATTCAAGAAAAAAAAAAGCAGAACAAGATTTAGAATCAAGAAAAATTACACTAGAGATAGGCATTGATGCAGATAAAGCTGTTGAAAGTGTAAGTAAGAATCCAGAAGAAGAAACATCAATTAATATTTATAATGAAAAAATAAATCCTCTAATTGAAAAGCGTTTGGCAAATATTAAAAATAAAAATGTAAGAAATCTTGTAAAAAAAAGATTAGAAATATTAAATTTAGAAAATACTGGAACAATAAAAAAAAACTCTCATGCTGCTTTTTTAAAAAGTGATACAGAAACTTATAATAACGAACAAAATATATTATTAAATAAATATAAAACAGCAGATTCTGGAATGAAAGTTCTTTATATTGATCAATTAAATAAAAATGCAGAAAGACGTAACGAGACACATATTTTAGGAGCAGAAAATTTAAAAAGAGAAAAACAAAGAATTAACGCTTTAATTTTAACAGGTGACGCAGGTTCTTTTTCATTACTAGAAAATGGTGAAAAACAAATTAATCAAAG